TAAAGTCCATCTTCTCCGAAAGGAGCAGAAGAACCGGATGGTGAGTTAGGACCTGTTTTTCCGTGAATTGAATCACCGGAAGTGAATTTACCTTCTGTTTTTCCATACTTGAAATCAAGATAGAAAACTAGTCCAGATGGTAAGTTCATTGGTTGTACAGAAACAAGTTCCTGTGCAACGATGTTTCCAAATACTCGTCTTACTAATGGAAGTGCAACTCCTGACCATTCTTCATCACCAACACCGGCTCCGGCGTTTGGTGAAGTAGTAGAATTCTCAGATATTAACTGACGTGCCTGGTTTTCTAACAATGTAGCCATACCAGATTTTTGCCAATCATTTTCCATTCCTTCTAAAAGTCCAGATTGTTCCCACTTAGTAACGAGCTTAGCGGCCTCATCTTTCTGCTTCTTAATAGGTGAAGCTGAAGATAAAAGACCTTCGTTTATATAATCGCTCATTTTATTTCTCCGAATTAAAGCGGTTTAAGATTTAATTATACCAGCAAGTTTTCTGAAACGGTCTGCAACTTCAACTTCTTCACTAATGATTTTAGTTTTTGGTGCAGTTCCACCAGATTTCTTACTAGCATATGATTCCTTAACAACTTCTTTCTTCTCATTACCGTTATCTTTATAAGATTCAGCAAGAGTTGAATATACCAACTTAATTTCACGAGATGTTTGAGCTCTGTCAAATGTCTCTACAATTTTAAGTTTTTGGTCGTTACTTAGTACAAACTCTTTAAAAAGTTTATTTGTATAAAGTAATTTTGCATTAAGGATGTTAACTTCATGAAGCTTGTCTTTTAAAAAGACTACGGCTTCCTTATACTCTTTAAGCTCGCTTTGTAGCGTATTAACTTGCTCATGAACTTGACCTTTACCTGGATCTTCTTCATCACCGGCAGATGGTTGTGCGACTTTGTTGTCACCAGCACCTATACCAGATGATTTAGATTGTTCATCAACTTCGTCTTTATCTTCATCTTCGTCATCTTCTTCAGTTACGATTTCTTCTTCAACTACTTCTTCTTCGTTTACAGAATCATCAGACTCAGTTTCGTTTAACTCTTCTTCAAGCTCTTTGATTACTGCTTCTAAATCAAGCTCTTCAGACTCATCCATCTCATCTTCTTCTTCGTCTTCGTGCTCATCTTCAGAAACAATAGGGGCATACTTCACACCATCGATTTCAACGATTTCAGACTCATCAACTTCTTCTTCATCATCGTCTTCTCTTCTCGGTGATTTATCAGACATTTCATCAACTTCTTCATCATCGTCTTCTCGTCTTGGTGAATCATGCATACCTTCGTCAGCACTTTCTTCATCATCTTCTTCGCGTCTAGGTGAATCGTGCTCACCCTCTTCCATTTCATCATCGTCTTCGTGCTCTTCTTCAGCTAACTTAGCAGACAACATTGATTTTAGATGTGGAGTAAAGGCTTCTTCAAGAGCCATCTTAGCGTTTTGCAGAGCAGTTTCACGAACAGCTTTAGCATCAGCGATAGCTTCTTTTAATAAATCAGACATATTATGTCTCCCATACTATTTGTATTGGAATAAAGTTATTCTGGAACTTTAATTAGGATTAATTTTTTAGACTCTGTAAGACCACAGAGTATTGAGGTTACATATAAGTATATAGAAAAATATAAAAACTAGTCATCTAACTTAAGAGATTTTATTTTTATTGCTCTTTGTTTTCTTTTTTCTCTTTTAACAGCAGATGGTTTTTGGTAGAACTCTCTTTCTCTAAGTTCTTTTAACATATTAGAGTTTTTAACTTTTCTTTTAAACTCTGAAAGAGCTCTATCAATAGTTTTATTTGTAGCATCTACATATAGTAATGTAGAAACTTTTCTTTTTGTTTTCTTTTGTTTATTAAACATATTAAAACCTTTTTTATTATTCTTCATCATCTTCTTCTATTAGTTGAGCTTCAGATAAACATCCTCTAGCAACTGCTGTATGAGCATCTTCTATATGAATAATTTCTGAAATAGGTATTGGAAACTCATCTTGGTCAAACTGTTCATTAAACACATCCAAGAATCCTTTAACCAATGAAGTTCCACCACCGATAACAATAGGAACAGCATTAGGAAAATTAGGAACATTTTCAACACCTTCAAACTGAACCTTTAGGTTAGTCAAAAGATAGTTAATTAGGGCACCATAATAAGAACGGATAGCGATAAGAACATTAGCCTCATCCGTTTCTTCTTCATAAATATTTTGATAAGTAGCAGAAGATAAGTCAAGTGTAGTTGATGTTTCTTTAATATTAGTTACCTTAGCTTTTGATACTCCTGTATCCATAGCAACATTTTCATCAACCCAATCACCACCACGGCTTACACTAAAAGATAGGGCAGTCATCCCTTGATACATAACTGCTATGTTACACATACCAGCACCCATCGAGATGGCTACACCAGTTAGTTGAGTATCAACCAACCCTTCATATCCAATCGCAACTGCCTCCTCTATCTTTTTCACATTGTATCCGTATTGTTCTATTATCGTTCTCAATACATCTTCGTGATATGATACTTCCCTTTTAACATCAATAGGTTTAGATGGAATGCAATAAACACAAGTTTCTCCATCTTTAGCATCACCCAACAACTCTCCGATTATGGCGTTTAGAACTGGTAAGGCATCTTTCTCTGTAGGATTTAATAGACCACTTTTCATCGGTCTTTTAAGTTCGGCTGTTGAGAATATTTGAGCATAGTTGAAAGCGTGTTGTCCAACTATATGAACTTTACCTGCTTTCTCTACGAAAGGAATTCCTTGTCGTTTTAACATTCTCTTGACTTGGTTCACCTCCCCATCAACAGTTAAGAATGCATTTCTTTGTTTTTTTACTAGCTCTTCTGTAGCAGCAATATAGAATGATGTACCACAATCTAAACCTTTTGCCATATCTAACCTCTTCTAAGTTGTTTAAGTTTTTCTTTCTGTGTCACTACTTTACCTTTTATTACCTCATCTGATTTGATAGATGACTTTGTTGGTTTTTGTAGTGCTATATTTTTTCTTGTTTCAATTTCGATGTGCCCAACTTTTTTCTGTTTTGGTAGCTCGACTTCAACAGCTTTCGGTGTTGACCTATTCGTAAAAACCTCTTTTGTCTTTTTCTTTTTATCATCTCTGTAAAATAACTTTAGTAGTATTCCTATAATAAAACCGATTTGCCATAGTGTCAATGAGACATAAATAAATGTATTATTTATCTCCATTCTTTACAGCTTTAGTAATAGCATCTCTTCTTTTCTTTAGATACCTATCACTATCATCAGTATCACCATCGTTGTCAACATCATCATCTTCTTTACCAACTGGATCTAAAGCTTCATCAATATCATAATAGCGATTTAAAATATTTCCCATATCTTCGTAAAGAGCAGAAAGTCGTTGATTAGTGGCATTTGCCTCAACAGCAGTCTTTTTAAACTGTCCTGTCAAACCTTTAAGTTCTTTCATATTTCTCTTTACACTAACATTATCAAACCAATCATCACTTTCACCAAGAATGTGATTTTGAGCAGCTTCAGCCATCTTAACAAGTTGTTTAGCAGTTTCTAAAATATTATTGTTATGATAAATTTGTTTACCAACTGTTTGGTAAGACCTAACTGCTTCTATCACTTCATATTTATTTACTCTTGGTTTTTCATCAGCCATAATTCCTATGTCTTCAATTAAACCCATTAACTTAATATTTTTCATTTCAACTCCCTCATTCTGAGCTAACTTGTTTGTAATTTTTTCTTTAATATATTTGTCTGCCAAATGTTTTTCTCTACCGTATTTGGCTTGACTCCACTTTTTCTGTAGAGACATCGGTAAATCTGTTTCACTTAAACCATTGTTGATAAATGAAGCAACTCTTCTAGCATCAACACCTGGTATTTTTCTGTAACGGAACTCCTCTAACTTTTTTAACCAAGAACGAACCTCTTTTACAGTTACTCGTTTGTTGACACTTTCATCAACCCTCTTGTATTTTTTTCCGTTAAATTTAATTTCGTCTTTCATACCTATAAATATTATGTTATTTACTTTCCCCACCATCTTTCATATGATGAGTTAAATAGTCTTTTACTGAATTCATATAATCAGCTGACTTTGTTATTTTTGCTTCTAACCACTCAGGTAAATTCATATCATCTGTAATCATTTCAGAAACATCTTTAGCATCACTAGCACATTCCATAGCATCGTGTTTAGCCATCTTACCTTCTTTATGACTATCTTCTTTTAATAAATCTTTTAACTTAATCACGGTTTTTCCTCTCAAAGTTTTTCATCTTTACCTTAAACTCTATGATGTGTTTTTTATAAAGAGAAGCAACTTCTAAAGATTCTTTCTTTAATCCATCTTTTCCTAAATCTTTTATAAGTTGTTTAACATTTTTTTCTAACCTATCAAGGTTGTTATTTACATTATCAAAGTATCCTCTGAAATAGTTAGGTATTCCCTCATTTAAAAAATCTTTTAACTTAATCATTTTAAACCTCTATGACTTTATATCGTCTGTTTGTAGAATCAGCTGTAAACAACTCATCCATTTTTGTAGTAGCATCACTTTCAACATCATACTCATAAATATTATCACTTGAATTTAACTTAGCAACCCAAGCTTTTCCACCAGTAGAACCTATACCTGTACCTTTTGCTCCACTAGTTGATGTTTCATTCCAAACCCATTCTGGTATATCATCTGGTCTTGGAAGTAATTCCATTACCACTCGGTATGCCATTATTTTGTTACCTTCTTAACCTTTTCTATTGAACGACCAGCAAAGTAAGCAGCATATACTGTCATCAATAGGGTTTGGTATACAGGAACATAAGCTTCACCTATTGTGAACTCACCCATGTTTCCGTCAAATACACTTAGTATCACGAATACACCTGTTAAAAATATTAATGTAATTGGTCTAATGTTTTTACTTAACCAACTACCATGTTTTAAATCAGCTTCCCAACGAGCAGATACTTGAGCTTGAGCAGCTTGTTCTGCTTGTGCTAATATACTTGTAATTCTTTCTTTAGCAGCCGCTTTTTCTTCACCTGATGTATGTAGGTCATCTATTATATTACCTACATCTTTTATAGCGTCACCACCTAGTAATGAACCGGCGCCTTTTGCTAATGTACTTAATAACCCCATAACTTATACTCCTAAATTTTATCCAAATATATTGGTTCGTCACCAAATAAATAAGGTCCAGTAACGACTTGTGTTTTACCACTATGCCAATTAATCACAGCTGAAAACTTATTGACTTCACCTGCATTAACAAACCCCATAGAATCGGGTTTAGCAATTATCTTATTGTCAAATTTGACAGATTTTATTGTACCACTTACCTTTACTTTATTATCCCAAACTCTTACTCCAACTAATTTTTGAAGATTTTTTTCTATTTTTTTATTTGCTTTGTTGATAGCATCAGCTCTAATTTTGGCATTTTCTTTTTTTATACCATTCCACATACTACCAATTTGCTTACCTTTACCTTCAGTAATTATGTCTTTTAACTTAATCATCAGCATGCTCCAATAATTTTACGTCATCTTCAGCGTTGTTAAACCAAAAATCTATTACTTTAGCAAATGAACCGACAAATCCACCTAACATTAATAATAATATCTCTTTCCATCCACCCATTACATCAACACCACTACTCATAAAGTAAATCATAAGTCCTAATATTGTAGCAAATAGTGAAACAACAACAATACTAATTAACCATTTTTTGTTTTGTCTAAATTTTATTATACCAATTAACTCTGTATTAATAGAATGTTTTTGGTCTTGTATATGATAATCTACTTTATCTTCTTTTTTAGCTAATTCAGCCATTATGAACTCCTATAAACGGGTATACAATCCTGTATGTTTTGTAAATATTTTTTGTAGTTGGTCATTGTAAACACCTGTTACTTTCTTGACCACTTTTATCTTAGTTCCTCTTATTCTAATAAATTCCATATCATATAAGTCGTTAGATTTTAAGTCAACTCTTACATAATTTATACTTTTAGAGTTTTTACCAATTCTAAATCCTAAACCTTGTTTACCAAATGAAAATTGTTTAGCACCGGTCATAGCAATAAACTTATTACCACCCAATTGTTTTAAAGTTATATCTGCTTGTTGTTTAGTCATACCCTCATCTACAGATTTATCTTTTTTCTTTTTCTTTAATAGGTGTGGTCCTGCTGGTTCATCACCAAGCTCACCATCTAAGCCATATCCACAGGTTCCTTCTAGTATATCTTTTAATTTAATCATCTTCACTT